GTATACAAATATACGTTACTTGTAAATACTAAATTTTTTCTACTATATTCCAAGATAAAGTTTGTTCATTCCAATTATATAATTTTCCATCATTCGGTCTAGCTGTTGGTGCTTCCCATTGACAAGTTTGTTCATTTAATACCCAACTATTATAAGTTTTTTTAGGAATGAAAGCATCTCTATCTTCATCATATATATATCCAATAGCAGCGTGATTTTTTCTTAAAGGCGTGCCATTGTTATTATGTACTCCACCAATAGTGTTATAAGAAGTTTGTTTCCAAATAGCCCATCCAGTTAATTTTGTTAAAAAGTCAATACCAATAGCTTCTTGTTCAATTCCATTAGAATCTTTTAGTACGTTATTATGTACCGAAAGAACTTCTATTACTTTTGAATTTAATCCTATTTTTGCAAAACTAGCCATTATGTTGTGTAACTCCCTGAACCTGTAAATGTTAAAACTGTTTTACCAGAAACTCCTGTTGCAACTGTTGGAGAGCCAGTAGTTGTTCCTGTATAATTTGAATCAGGCATACTTAATATAACAACACCTTTTCCTCCTGCAGCACCAATATAATATGTAGATGGTACTTCAAAACCTCCACCACCTCCACCACCACCAGTATTAGCTGTTCCTGCTACTCCATTTGATGCACCACCACCTGCCCCTCCACCGCCAGATCCACCTGCACCAGCAGTACCACCAGTTGTATAATATGCTCCACCCCCTCCACCTGCTCTTGTAACTGAAGAACCTGTTATTGAAGATGCTGATCCTGCACCACCATTTCCTCCAGCAGTTGTTGTTCCATTAACTCCAACAGCACCTGCACCTCCTCCACCTCCAGCACCATATAATGGTGCTCCAGCACCACTACCACCATTATTTCCTTGACTAGGAGATGTGCTTGGAGTGTTACCAGCACTACCAGCACCATCAACTCCTCCACCTCCTGAACCACCTGTTACAGAAGCACCAGTATCTCCAGATTCTCCTCCTCCTCCACCTGCTGAAGTGATTGTTGTTAAACCTGTACCTGATATTGAAGAATTGCTCCCACTATTTCCAATGGAAGCAGAAGCAACTTGTGCTCCACCATCGCCTACTGTTACTGTAATTGATACTCCTGCTGCAACTGTTTGAGTTGATGTTCTATAACCTCCAGCACCCCCACCACCTCCTCTACCAGTACCACCTCCTCCACCACCAGCTATTACTAAAAAATCTATTGCGTAAGATACTGGTGCTAAAGCATCCGTTCCTTCGTTAATACCTGATGTTGCAAGCCATCCTTGTGTTGAATCTACATATACTAATAATACACCTTCTCTTTCACCAGCTAATTGTAAACTAGATGTTCCACCTTCTATTTTATTTCCATTAGGAGAAATAATAAGTGCATTAGTATCAAAAGTTCCTGCGTAATCTATTAAACCTATAATATTGCCAGCGCTTGGTGTTGCAGGTAAAGTTACTGTAAACCCTGATGAAGTTGTATTACAAAAATAACCAACTCCATTAACTGCTGTAAAACCTGTTGTTTTAGCTGTTGTATCCCAAGTAACAGCACCTGTTGGACCAAAGCCAGTAGAAGTTCCGTTGTTCGTTATCGTCGCACCTGCTGCAATAGTAATAACACTACCTGATTGAGCAACTATATCTGCTCCACTTGGTAGTTGGAAATCGGTACCTGAATCACCTAAGGTAATCGCGGTTCCGGATCTCTGTGATATTTTATTTACTTTAATTTCGCTCATATTATTCTACTATATCCCAATTTTGATTAATTTCATTCCAATTATATTTTTTTCCATCTGTTGGCATAGCAACTGGTGCATTCCAAAGACAAGTAGTTTCATTTAATATCCAAGAATTAAAAGGTTTAGGTGGTATAAAAGCATCTCTAGTCTGATCATATTGATAACCTATCCCTGCGTAATTTTTTCTAATGTTGTTATTGTATGACGTTTGTTTCCAAACATCTCTTGTATTGTAAAGTTTATTAATAAAATCTACACCTAGTTGTTCTTGTTCAACTCCATTACTATCTGTAATTACAGAATTGTTAATTGAGATTACATTTTCTACTATATTTCCTGTTCCTAATTTTGCAAAATAAGCCATATATTATCCTGTGTAACTTCCTGATGCGTTGTAAACTAATATTGTATCTGCACCTGATGTTGTAATTGTTGGAGAACCAGTTGTAGTTCCTGAATAATTAGCAGTTGGCATACGAATTATTACAATTCCTGATCCACCTGCTCCACCTGTTCCTGGACTATTAACACCACCACCACCACTACCAGTATTTACAGTACCAGCTGTTCCATTAGCTTGAGGAAGTTGTCTTGCTCCATTACCACCTCCACCAGTTCCTCCTGGACCAACAGTTCCATCATAAGTAGCTCCTCCACCTCCACCTGCTCTTGTAACAGATGAACCTGTAATTGAAGATGCTAAACCATTTCCACCAGAACCACCAGTAGTTGCGGCTGGACTTTCACCAACAGCAGAAGCTCCACCACCACCACCAGCTTGAATATTAGCATCTGCACCACTATGATCTTTTCCTTTTCCACCACCAAAACCTTGATTTGCAGTACCAGATCCACCATTTGATCCTGTTCCAAATTTACATCCACCACCTCCTCCAGAACCACCATTTGATCCTACAGTAGATGTAGGAGTTGATCCAGATCCACCACCCCCTCCACCAGCAGATGTTATTGTTGTAATTCCTGTTCCTGAAATTGATGAATCCGAACCATTTCCACCATTAATATTTGTGGTTTGTGTTACTCCTCCAGCACCAACTGTAATTGTATAAACTGTTCCTGGTATAAATGTTAAACTTGCTTCACTACTTCCTCCACCTCCTGAAGGTTCTGTTGAATATGAATTTCTATATCCTCCAGCTCCTCCTCCTGCACCTGCAAAACCACTAGATGAACCTCCTCCACCACCTCCTCCAGCTATTACTAAAAAATCTACTGAATAAGGTTGTGGTGTTTCTAAAGTTACATCATCATCTGATGTTGGGATCCAACCATTTGTTGCACCAGAATAAACTATTTGTACTGTTTGACCACTTGTATTATAAACTGGGCTAGGTGAACTATACCCTTGAAAATTTAATCCGTTTTGATTTATTGTAACTGCATTTGTTGCCCATTTTCTAGCATAATCTGAAAAAACTAATTGATCACCAACTGAAGCTGAAGCTGGTAATGTAACAGTACAAGCATTGGATGTAGTATTAATCCAATAACCTCTATTAGCCACAGCAGTTAAAGTAGCAGCCGTTACTATAGAAGATTGCCATGAAATACCAAACCCCGTCGCCGTTCCGCTATTAACTAATGTCGCACCTGCAGGAATACTGATTGTGTCTCCCGAAGCGCCTATAGTGATCGTATTAGCATTTTCACTGATAATATTATTACCATCTATATCCTGGACCGTGTCTACTTTAATAATACTAGTCATTAATTAAATCCCAAGTTAAATTTGTTTCGTTCCAATTATATCTTTTTCCATCATTAGGTTTAGCAACTGGTGCTTCCCATTGACAAGTATTTTCATTTAATATCCAACTATTATAAGTTTTTTTAGGAATGAAAGCATCTCTATCTTCATCGTAAGTATATCCTATTCCTGCAAAGTTTTTTCTAAAATTAGCATTATAAGATGTTTGTTTCCAAATAGCCCAGCCTGTAAGTTTAGTTAAAAAGTCAATACCAATAGCTTCTTGTTCAACTCCATTAGAATCTTTCAATACATCATTGTGAACAGAATTTACTTCTATTACTTTATTATTTAATCCTATTTTAGCGAAACTAGCCATTATGCTGTGTAACTCCCATTTCCTGTAAATGATAAAATTGTGTTACTTCCTGATGTTGTAACTGTTGGCGAACCTGTTGTAGTTGATGAATATTTAGCAGTTGGTACACTTAATATAACAACTCCTTTACCACCATTACCACCTCTATATGCACCAGTTTCATTTCCACCTGCTCCACCACCACCACCACCAGTATTTGCAGTTCCATTTGTTCCAACACCACCACTTGTACTACCTGCACCTCCTCCACCAGTTCCTCCAGAACCAGCTGTACCTCCAGCATAAGTAGAACCTCCGCCGCCGCCTGCATAAGTTACTGAAGAACCTGTTATTGAAGATGCTGATCCATTTCCTCCATTACCACCAACAGATGTAGTAGCATTTCCTCCAACAGCACCAGCTCCACCTCCTCCTCCACCTCCATAATTTGGATTACCACTTTGACCATTTCCACCATTATTTCCTTGACTAGGTGATGTGCTAGGTGTGTTTCCTGATCCACCTGGATAAGGAGAAGAACCATCAGAAGTACCACCTCCTCCAGAACCACCATTTGCTCCTACATTTGGTGCATCTGGTATTCCTCCTCTACCACCACCAGCAGATGTTATTGTAGTTAATCCTGAACCTGAAATTGAAGAATCTGAACCCGATGTTGAACTATTTGGAGAAACAGAACTTGTTCCTCCATCTCCTACTGTTACTGTAATTACTGTTCCTACTGTTGCTGTTTGAGTTGATGTTCTAAATCCTCCAGCTCCACCTCCACCTTGACCACCATTTGGACCCTTATTATATCCACCAGCACCTCCTCCAGCTACTACTAAAAAATCTATTGAATAAGATGGTGGAACAAGATCACCTTGTAATCCTGAATCTGTTACAAGCCAACCTTCAGTTGAATCTACATATACAAGAGTTACTGCTATTCCATTAGTACTTAAAACTTTATTATTTGTTGATCCAGCTATTTTATTTCCATTTGGATTTACTGTTATATTGTTAGTTGCAAATGTCGCTGCATAATCTGATATAGCAACAACATTTCCTGCTGAAGGAGTTGCTGGAAGTGTTACTGTAAAAGCTGATGAAGTTGTATTACAAAAATATCCAAGTCCATTTACAGCTGTAAATCCTGTTGTTTTAATATTTGCTACATCCCAAGATACGGCTCCTGTTGGACCAAATCCTGAAGCGGTACCTTGATTTGAAATTATTGCTCCTGAAGGAATAGTGATAGTATCACCAGATGCACCAAGTGTTAAACTTGTGCCTGATTGTGGTTCAACTGCATCTACTTCTAATTTGCTCATTAAACAATTACCAACGTTCCTGTTACTGTTATTGTATTAGTAAATGTTACTGGACCTGCAAGAACTGCAGATTCAATTACAATATTTTCATTCTCCATAGTTTGAGAATGAGTATAGATCTCCTGTGCTCCAGGTTTATTACCGATATAGATTGTATTGTATAAACTATCCATATTTTACCTATTAAGGGGCTGTACTTATTGCATCAACAATACTTGTAATTAAATCAATAGATGAATTACTACTTGCAGTAGCTCTAAGTAAATCTCCCGAATTTAAAACGAATTTAGCGCCACCTTGAACTAGTTCAACAGAACTGTATGGTGGAATACTTAAAGTATAACAAATATATCTAATATCTGATGTAGCATTTGGTACAATCCAAACATTAAGTGTAACTGTAGTAGTTAAAATATTTGTAGCTCTAATTCCAATAACAGCATCCGTAGAATTAGCTGTAGTTATAGTTGTAGTTCCAGTTCCTACTTGATTTTTAAATGATATAAAATTTTGTGCCATATGTTATCCTATTTATTATAATGCGATTGACATTGCAACAGCAAATCCATCACTTGCTGCGCCTACTGGTGATCCTGTTGAGTCTAAATACACTGCTTTACTTGCTGGTAATGTACAAAATACATCTTTTGTTCCACTAGTAAAAGTTACAATGTTATCAGAGTTAGAACTTGTTAAAATTGTTGTTCTAGTTAAAACAGTTCCACCTGCATTAAGTGTCCCTAATCCAACTTCCCATTCAGTAGTACCTGGATTAAAAATAGCATAGTAGGTTGTATTATTTCCGCCAATACCATTAGCAAAAGTATCAAAACCAGTTTGTGCTCCGGCCAAAGTAAATGTACTTGCACCAGTTGAGGTACTAGTTTCTTTTACTCTGTCGTTTATTACCAACGCCATTTATTTTTAATCTCCTAATTAAGAAGTAATACTAATAATTGCATCAGAACCAGAAGGTGAACCGCCTGTTGGGCTTGGGAATGTAACTGTAAAAGTTCCATTAGTGCACGTTTTGCTTCCGCCAAAATCTAGTACGACTACCAGTTTATTTGAACTACTTGAATTATATATTGCTCCAAATGCTGCAGTGAAAGTTGCAGGTGTTGGTGATCCCCATACAGAATCAGCAAAGTCAACTGTTGCAACGTTGTTCACGTTTGAAACTGCCTGACTTGTAAGTAAATTTCCACCAGCAGTATATTGACTACCACCTGCAGAACTTACTTCACTAGTAGAAGTATAAACTGTGCTTGCTGTTGTATATGGATTAGCAGTATATAAAGACAAATAGAAATTATTACCACCTGTTTGAAATTGATGTGCTCCAGATAGTAATTGTACTGGGAATGAATAAGGTACTATGTTTGCCATTTATTTTTCTCCTTGTTATTTATAACTTGACGGTGATTTAGAAATTAATTGAGCACGAACTACACCATCTTTGTATTCGTCTCTGCGTCTTTCGCCGATTTGCTCGACTGCGTACGATTCAAGAGCTTTATCATATTCTTGAGAGTAGTATTGTAACATATCTACAGGACCTTTCAAGTATCCATATGCATTAACTAAAGTAGCATATAGAAGTAGATCTTGGTATTTATTTGATAAATAAGTGCCATTAGTGCTATATGGACTGATAGTAATGCTTTCTGGTTCTTTATTATAGGCTAAAGTAATAGAATAAGTCTTATCAGGCGTAGGTGCTACAACCCAAAAATTCTCATCCCAATTAGCATAATATTTAGGAATATCCACATTAGCTGTTCCTGGAGTAGAATAAAATTCAGCTATAAAACTAGTATCTCTTTGTTCTAAGTAATATTGATTACCATTAGAATCAGTTAATTGAACATATCTAATAACTCTTAAATCATCTGGTATAGTTACATATCTATTTCCAATTACTAAACTAGAAGTAGCATAAAAAGCACTTTGATCTGTATCAATAGATCTATAAATTTTGTTTTCAGCATTAACAATAAATCCATTTAGAATTGAATCTGTAAATACATTACTATTTACTTCTGTATAATTTCTAATATCTGTTTGTAAATTTGCTAAAGTATATGACATATTAAACTGCTCCTAGTGTTACTGGACCTGCAGAGCAACTTGCTCCACCTCCATTTATATTTCCTGTAATAGCATTATTAGTACTTGTAAAAAAGAAATAATTTTCAGGAGTAGTTAAACCACCACCTGTAGTTTCTATACTACCATTAGATCTAATTTTTCCAACAGTAATTATAAATCCATTTGCATTATCAATATCACTTACACCGTCAAAAGCTGGAATAGGTGCAAATTGTTTTAAGTTAGGTGCAAAAGCTCCACCTGTTCCAGCATTTATAACTTGTGCTGGTCCTCTTAATCTTACTCTACTTCCAGTAGTTCTTTGATGATCTTGAGAATAAACATTTATATAAGTTACTCCATTATAAATTACAGTTTCAAATGGATTAGAAGTTAATAAAATTAATTGTGGTGTATCAGCTCCTTGTACTCTTGGATTACGTAAAGCTTGTGGATCATTACCAACTGGTTTTGGATCTAACTGTGGTTGCTTTTCCTCATACTCAGAGTAATGAACTAAAAATCCATTCCATTCTCTTACCATTTCTCTATAAAGAAATCTCATTCCAGATCTATCTGAAATTGCGTAAGCTTGTTTTCCTTTTGCAAAAGTACCCATTAAGATAATACTCCATCTCCGTAGAATGTATTAGGTGAAATGAAAGTAGATACACCTTGATTATCAGCATCAAGAGCTCTTAACATTTCACTTTCATATATACGTTCTAATTCTTGAGTTCTTGTCGGAGCAAATTTCATACTTAAATAATATGCAAGTCCAGACATCATACATGGATAAAATCTATTTACTACATCTGATGTATTTGTATATGCACCTACATCTTGAATTCTAGCAACATAGTAAAAACAAAATTGAAAGCTAGATGGTGTTGAAGTACTAGAAACACTTGCACTTGCTGTAGCATATAAATAAATATTAGGATTCTTTTTTCTATCAACATAATATTGAGAAGGTGTTCCTTGTGCTAATTTATTTGGAGTTGCATTATAAGCTGATCTATCAATTTTAGTTAAAGCAATATCTTGTGGATTAGATGTATCTGAATTGTTTCTATAAAAAGCTTCTAAAACTTCTGAAATATCATTTGGAAAATTAATAGTATCACTTGCATAATTATATTCAGCTTGACCTTGTATTAAAGGAATTTTTGCAAGTTTTACTTTCCATAAATGAATTCCTCTATTACCCCATTCTTGAAACATAATGTTTAAAGAACGTCTTGCACTTCTTAATTGATACCCTGTTCGCGTTCCGCCAAGACCTGTTCTTTCATAGGCTTCTTCTATAATATCATCTATTGATGGATCAAATTCAGTAGTTCCAGAAGTTGGGGAAATAGTTTGTGCTTGATTACCCATGCCTGCTGTTGAGGCATTGTAGTAAAATAATACCGGAGCGCCGATACTTGCCACGGGAGCGACTACGATTTGAGTATATGCTCCTGAAGTACCTGGAGTGCCTACAGTTGTTACACCATTTGTATAAGCAACACCACCTGATGTATTAGTACCATCTTTAGTAGATGAAAATGCAAATGTAAAACCAGCATTAGATGCGGCTGATTGATCAAATATGTAAGTATCTCCTTCATATAAATAAAGAACAGGACTTACAGTACCATTAATAAAAAATTTATTAGTACCCGCACCAAATGCGTTTTGACCCGTTGCGACGGTTACTGTGTAAGTTGTAGTCGCCATGCGATATTAATTTGCTGTTAAACCTGGTGCAGAATATCTATCTGTCAATAATGTATAAGCAGCGATGTTAGTTTTTGTTTTACAGTAAATTCCTTTTGGAAAAACAATTCCATCTTCTGGAAAAGAAATATTAACAACATCTCCTGATGGAACATCACCTATAAACAATGTTGTTCCTGAATTAGAAGTTGTAGTTAATTCTAAAAGACCTGCTCCAACACCATCAGATGCAATAATAATTCCTCTTAAACGAATAGGTTGTGCAACAATTGCTGTTGCTCCAGCTGCTGC